TTCTTGTCTTTCATATTGTCGTAAGTCCAAGGCGGGTCAGCGTAGATAATCTGATACTTCTTGTCTGGGAACTCAATTGCCGTCATTGCTGTTCCTCTGTCGTACAGGCTTCTAAAGGTATCTGTAACAATTCAGCGATGTCAGTCCAGCCGTATATGGTGTTAGCCCAAGTATTCAAATCCTCGGTGTGAACTCGCATTGAATGATTGCCCACTCGGATATTGGTTCGACCTATCGGGTTATGTCCAGGCTTTGTCTTTCCCCCTGCGAGAATCTCAGCAACCTCATCTCTGGAGAATCCCGTTCCCTTGATACTCGTACTGGTCAGCAACTTATTAAGTTCTCCAGAGTCATAGGTGGCAAGGTCTGAGGTGCGGTTATCCACGATGAGAATTTTGATTTCCTCAATATCGTCTACCTCAATCCAATGTACAGCAATCTTTTCCCAACCAAGTTGAACTGCCGCTTGAAGTGTGTGGTTTCCTGATACGCAATGCTTCGTGAGGCGATTGACCACGATAGGTCTGTACTGCCCCATAGTCGAGAGTGAATCAATAATGGCTCCAATATCACCCTCACGGGGATTAAGCGGGTGAGTGAGAATATCGTTCACAGATACGGTTTCTACATCCTCGGGGGAACTCTCGGAGCGCTCCTCAATCCGTTCTGGCTTCTCCATTACTCGTTCTGGGAATCCTAGGCGCTGTTTAATCCCCGTGTTCGCTTTACTCTTAGTCTTGCCAAACTCATTGTAAAGTTGTTCTTTCCACGCATCGTAAGCATCTTGCTCAACTGTAAATTTCCACGCCGCAATTTTTACCTCGGGGTCATCTTTAAGCGAACTTCCACCCACGGATTCTTTTTGGTCTCCAGAGATAAGGCGGTCTAAAGTCTCAACCTCTGATTGAGTAAATCCTGTTCCATCCAACTCAGGGAGCGCTTGCAACAGGCTCTTGAGAAGTGGCTCGTTATATCCAGCAAGGTCAGTTAAGCGGTTATCGGCTAGAACTATTTTCTTTGCTGTGTCCTCGTCTACTTCAACGAGAACTGCTTTAATCTTTTTCCACCCTAGTTTTTTCGCCGCTTTAAGCGTGTGATTGCCAGCGAGGACAAATTTCGTACTCGCTTGAACCACGATAGGGCGATACTGACCATGAGCCGTAAGCGATGATGCAATGGCATTTATATCTCCTCGTCTGGGGTTAGTTGGGTACGGGGTTAGCGAACTGATTGCCACGCTTTGAATGTTCCCCGTCTGGATATTGGCTTTCATATTATTTCAACCTCGTTAAATAATGGGTTGCTATCAAGAATACGCTTTTCAGCAATTTTGGCATATTCTGGATTTAACTCTGTGCCGATAAAGTTACAGTTATTGCGAAGGGCTACAACGGCAACTGTTCCGCTCCCTGTAAATGGGTCCATTGCCAATGATGGAACAGGCTCAGAATCAGCACAATCACAGCCTTGAATCCATCCCATCATTTCTTTGGGAACTGATTCCATTGCCTTACTTTGAAGTCGTGAAGGTTTATCTCTACCTGGAATGACATTCAATGTATCTTCTCGAACTTCAACATTGACTCGTTCTCCCCTTTTCATTTCTCGCATATAGGGAGTGCGGCAAGTTGAACAGCATCCGCCTTGAGGAATTCCTGCGAGAATGGATGGCTCGACTAAAGCCTCTGGCATAACAGCGAAGTGAGCGCCCTTGAAGGGCTTTGTGTTTATTGTCCAAACAGAGCGCTTGTTTCGTTTTCCGTCATAAATTTTATATTCAGGTGGTCTTGCGTTCACACCTTTTTCGTTTTGGCGCTCAACTGAACCCTTTGCGCCTTTGGTCCCAGCGGGGATTACTCCATCCTCTTTAATTGCTTCATTATCAAAGAAATATTTTGGAGACTTGGTTAGCAAAAATACATACTCATGGCTCTTGGTGCATCGGTCAGCCACGGACTCAGGCATTGGGTTTGGCTTATGCCAGATTATGTCCTGCCTTAGATACCAGCCATCTGCCTGTAGTGCTAGGGCAACTCGCCAAGGAATACCAACAAGGTCTTTATGTTTGAGACCAGCAGATTTAAGATTAGCGGGATTACGGTTTGCCGCATTTCCTACAGCGGTGCCTTCACCATTCCGAAGTGAATCTGGAAATGCTTTTGAGTCACGGGCTGATGCGTATGAATCACCGATGTTTAGCCAGACTGTGCCATCGTCACGGAGAACTCTCCAGACTTCTCTGAAAACCTCAACCATCTGCGCTACATATTCGTCAGGGGTTTGTTCAAGCCCAATCTGATTATCTTCGCCGTAATCACGAAGCCCCCAATACGGCGGAGATGTAATACAGGTCTGAACTGATTTCTCACCAATTCTTTGCAAAGATGTTCTTACATCTCCCACAATAATTTGTGCCTTCATCGCTTCCTCTCTTAAGTAAAGGTTAAGACTTCTTAAGTAAAGGTTTAGAGCGCGGGTTTCGCTGGGCGACCTCTACGGCGAATTAAGTTTCCAGCCTCGTCATAAATTGGCTCACGGTCAATATCGTTACGGATGATTTTGTAAATCAACTGCTCTGATACTCCCATTGCTTCAGCAATCTCGCGGTAGGTAATGCGCTGTTTACGGAGTCGCAAAATCAACTGCTTACGGCGCTTTCCTAAATCCTGAATCTGGACTTGATGCTCACGCATCGCATCTGTAATTATGCGAACTTCTTGAAGTCCACGACCATCCAATTGTTCAGCCGTCTGTACATCGCTCATTATTTCTCTCCTTCGAAAATATCTTCCCAATTGAACTCGTCATTACTTGGATGAAACATCCGTCTATTCTGTTTAATCGCTTCCAACTCTGCGCTCATTTTCGCTTTGTGATAAGCGAGTGCATAAGCGATAAATATAGGAGCGAATACTACAAGAGTAGTAAATAACCCTACTACAGTCAAAATTAAGTTCCAGTTCATTTTGCCCTCTCTTTCTTTGCCCCTCTGATGTAAAGCACTAAAGAATTTCTATCATTCTGTGGCGCTAGAAAAATCAGAGATTTCATGTATTTAGGTGAGTCATCTGGCAACACACCTGCATCTACAATTCCATCTATCGCCGCTTTTACCGCTGGATTACACGCCCCTACATCCTGAAGGCGACCTCCCTTTTGGTGAGGTTCGACTGTAACCGAAATCCATTCCATCTCTGGAATCTTCTCCGATTTTGCCAAAACAAGAAACGCGGAGCGCCAAGTCTTGACCAACTCAGCCCTCTCCCATCTATTGCCAGCGCGTTCACCGTTGGTTGTCCAAGGGCGTTGCGCCAACTCAAGTCGGTAGACAAGTTGTTCGTGTTCATCGGTTCTGCATAGGCAATCCATGAGTTAAAGATAAGGGTCACCTTTACTCCTGTCGAATTCCCATTTTTCTCCATCGTTGAAGATTCGCCACGCTTTATCGCTATCGTCAATGAATGGAATCTCCTCAGCCGAATCAACTCGGTAGAGCAAGAAACCTCGTTCTCGGGCTTTGTCTCTATTGGACTCAACCCATCCGTGGCATCCAGTTACCCCAGAGCCACATAGCAAAATTAGATTCGCTGGAAAATGTAAGGCTTCATCTCTTGACCCGCCCATCTTTCGAGGAACTCGGTGATGGACTGACCAACCAAACATACCTCCCATACCACCGCACTTTTCGCATCGGTAATTGGCTCGGTAAAAAACTTGGAAGCGAACTTCATCTCCTACTTTGAGTTTAGGTTTTGCCATTGGAGTCTCGCGTTCGATAGAGATTCTGTGCAACCAGAGCAGAGATGTTCGCTCGTCTGTAACGCCGTAATCGTAGCCAATCTGCAAATCGGAATATCTTCATAGGTCAGATGCCACCTCTCCTGAATCTGTTTCCATATCAGCATCGGTTTTGCCTTTCGCTAATGTTGCTCTTATCTGCGATAAATAAAAATTGACTTGCTCTGGTGTTGCCGCTTTTGTCCGAGTATCTTCCAACTCCAACATATAGCGCTGGGTGGCTTCACGGTCTTTTTCGTTCTGTCGCTGGCGAACCCATTCTTTGTTGAAATATACTGGGGCAATAACCTTTTCGTCATTCATATAATGGATAGACACAAAATACTTAGCGAACTCAAAAGTCATATCAGGCAGTAGAGCGGAATCCCACGCAAGGATTTTCCCCTCATCGGCTTGAAGGCGACCATCAAAAAGACAGGCGTAGGCAAAAAGTTGTGCTACTTCAGAACGGTTCATTTTCCAATGCCCTCTCCTCCTCGGCACTAAATTTTTCTGCTATCTCTAGCGCTCGCATAACTGAACTCTCGGTTCTAGTCATAGAGCCACCACGACTCGGTAGAGGCGTATCAGTCCAGCGCTCTTGATTCAACCAAGTAGATGCGTGAGCGGTGAACTCAGGCTGACGATTAGGGTCACTAGCAAATCTCTTTGCTCCCTCAATAATCAACTCAACTGTGGCTTTTTTGCAAGCCTTCATAAATGCTGTCCTTGCCGCGCCTTTTGCTTCTTTCCTTGGATAGATAGACCAAAACAAATTGAAGTCCGAATCCGAAGGATTCATGTGTATATCTATATTGGGTATGGGTATGGGTATGGGATGGGTATGGGGCGGTTGAACTTCGCCCGAAGTTACGCCATCTGTTCGCCGTAACGACCTAGCCTTTTGCATACGCTCTGCCGCTCTTTTACGCTCAGTTTCAACCTTTTCCTTTGTAAATTGATACTCGTCATATCCCAAAATCTTAATATCATCCCCGCAAATTTCCCACAAATTTGCTTCAACTAAGGCTGAAATATGACGAGAATTTGATAGTTTTTTCACCGTATTTCGAGGAATAATGCCATCGGTCAGGTAGGCATTGGAATAACAGAGCGCTGTTATGTACAACCGAAACGCTCCATCACTCAACCCAATAATCTTTGGATGATTAGGAAACCCATCATCAATCCTTACCCAAGTCATTCTCTCTCCTTCAATGTTAGAAGTGATGCCCACAATTAGGACAGGATTTCTTTTGCTGGCGAATTTCAATTTTTCTGTTATGTACGAACTCGGGTAACACATAGACCTTGCAACGATTACGAGTCTCTTTCAATCTCGCTATTCGCTCAGTCAGATGGAGAACGGACAATACACCCGATGCCGACCCATGGTGAAGTCCAAGGTATTCAGCCAACTCTTTCCAAGTGGCTCCTTCGGTGCCTTGTCTGGCTAGGTAGGTAAGCGCCGCGATTTGGCGCTTACCTGTAGTTCCATCTGCATCTTGAACTCTTGCTCTTTCCGCAGATGAATCCGTACCTGACCAACCCGATGTACCGCTATAAGGAACTTCAGG